TATCGGGATCGGTCTGCTGGAAATTGAGGATACTTAACTGTAACCTCAGCGACCGTCATTAGGTATTTAGATGCCATTGTATTTTGTAGGATTTGTTTTGGATTTGGTCTGTGTGACGCCCTATCACGTAGTCATTATAACAGGCACGGAGGCGGGTGTCAATCCTCTGTGCCATTTTTTAGATGATTCTTAAAAAATTCAACTTTCTCCAATAGATCGTTGAACATATCATTAACACTTAATTCTGAGTTGCCACCAAGAAGAATCACTGCTTGTTTAATAGTTTCAGCAACGGACTTTGCTTCTGGATCATCACTCAAACTAATTCTTGTATAAAAAATTTTTTGTTTTTCAACTAGTTGTTTCAAAGCATCAAAGTATTCTAACTTTCTTTCTTTATCCAACAAAGTTAAATTCATAGCGCAACGGAAACAAAATTCTTGAAGTATTGTCATCTCTTGGATGTCACCACGGACTAGATCTGATTGAAAAAAGTTACTCATATTAACATTAATTTTGCTCTAGATGTTTTCTTAATAAAATTAAGTTGCTGTGCTTCATATTTAATCTTTTCTTTTAATGGTTTTGAAATTAATTTAGGTACGGATTCTACTTCAATTTCATTGATTTCACAAAGATGAAGGACGGCATCAATATAATTCATATCTGCATTATTTAATGCGATCTTTTCTACTTCCTGAGAAAACTTCGCGCTTGTCATAAATTTATCCTCTAATAGATTCTTTTTTTCCATATCGTGTTTGGTACTCGTCTATATAACTGATTAACTGAAGAAGATATTCTTTTTTAGGTGGCACAATTTTTACTTGAGTTTCTCCGTTTTCACATGCAACGATTGTCACAAGTTGTTTAACGGTCAAACCATACAATTCTTGAAGGCAACACGCATATGCTGTTTCCTGTACAAAATAATCGTAAAGATAAATCTCTCTCTTAGGTTCTGCAGCGGTCTTGAAATCAATAATTGACAGTACACCATCAAATTCAGCGATACAATCAACGCGACCAGCAATTTCAAGATGATCTGAATATAATGCTGCTTCTTGTAAGTAAATATTATTTATGCGATCTAAAATCTCCTGTGAATGATGAAACATCAGCACTGGGAGAGGGAATTTACTATACTCTTTCAGATTTAAACGATTGTTCAGATAATCTTCTGTGATACTATGGTACTTTGTACCACGACCAGCAGAACGAGCAGAAATATTTGCTGCTTTTTGAGTACCAACACGTTCTCTCCACTTAGCAAGACCAGCTTGCTTCTTGGAGTTACTGCTAATCACAGTGGTGATTGACGGATATTGCTTGCCAAATGGTGTAAGGTAAACTCGTTTTCCCTCTACCATTTCAGCGGTCATCTCAACGGGTGTCAGATCACCAATATGATTAAATAATTTCATCAGAATCCTAGTGTCATTTTACTAATCAGATAAGACTTAACAAGTCCAGAACGAACAATATCATTCACTCCAAATTCTACCATAGAAAATTCTTCCATGTTCTCCAGAATTTTTTGGAAGTCTAGAATACCATTACGTTCATTTGTTTTTTGCAGATCAGACTGATTAGCATCGCCACAAAAAATAATTCTGGAATCTTGTCCAAGACGTGTAATAATTGAATCCAACTCATGAAAGTTTAGGTTTTGACACTCATCAACAATCACAATTGCATTATCAAGTGTTGTTCCACGAAGGAATGATGTTGACCAGAAGGAAATAGTCTCTTGCGCCTTAAGATTTTCATAAAGCATCTCAAAACTGCTATCATCTGGCATCTCAAACATATGCTTTACCATATTTTTATATGGAATCTGATAAAGGGATGCCTTATCTTCGTGAGTTCCTGGTAGAAACCCAATCTCTCTAGTAGCAACAAGAGAACGAACAATGTAAACTTTTTCAACCACAGAAGTTTCATTTAAGATGTCTTGCAGTGCAAGATATAATGCGATAAAAGTTTTACCTGTTCCAGCAGCTCCATATGCAAAAATGTTTTTACCAGCAGCCCACTCTTTAAAAAATACTGTTTGGTTTTCTGTGAGTGGTGACACATCAAGGAAATACGATTCATTAATCGGTTTCCGACGCTTCATTTGCTTCCTAGACATTCCAGTTGGTACTGGTGTCTTACTCCCTCTTGATCTTGTCATAATTACCAACCTTGAATATTTGATCCTGGAACCTGTTTTACTTTATTCATAACATCCTTCCAACCAGGATGTGTTTTAGACATTTTATCACGCCAATCACCAACTTCCCCAGCAGTGGCGCAACCTTTAGACCAATCTTTATCCCAATCTGGATTTTCTTCTTTCCATTGAATGTAATCTTTCATTGTCATGTAGAGCTCTTGTGTCTCTCCTGTTTTTTTATTAATGACGGGATATGTTGGCATGATAACTCTCACTCAAGTGTAACATTAGATTGATCATAGCAAATCCAATTAAGTGCCTCAGCACAAATTGGAAATTGCCCAGCAAATATACATTGACATTCTCTAGCAATATCCATGTGTTCTTTTTGTGTGCCATGAGCACTTCGCAGATTTATATAATGTATCCAAGAACGCACAGATCCAGTCATATAGATGCGAGTTGGTGTTGCTAGAGGAAGCACGAACCTTGCACACTCCTTTGCTACACCAGCATCCAATAGATTTTGATAAAGAAAATTGGCTTCCTCAAAATGTTTTGCAATTTTATTTTTATAATCCAATACAATACCAGGAGGAAGATCATCGGTAGAGTTCTGGCGATTCTTTGTATCCTGACGGCGAAGTTCTGGAACAGGAATTTCAGTATCAAGAAGTCCAATGTCAGCATAACGCTGAGAGAATTCTTGATATGTGAAAGACCTATGACGAAGAATCTGAGCTGCAATGCCACGACTTGTATTGATTTCAAGCGTCATATGTGCTTGCTCAAAGACGCTCCAATGCCCGTGTTTAATGCAATAGGCAAGAAGACCAGCAATGTTAGGATTCGGTTGATTGTTGGGGTTGCTCACCCTCGCTACGTACCCCATCGTCTGTTCCGCTTGTGGCGTCACTGACACCAATTTGACTTGACCATGCTGTTGCATTCTGTTTAAATCCTTTACTCAATCGTTCACGTTTTGCTGCAAGATCTGCTTTGGCAGTACGAAGTGCTCGCTTCATATACAGAATCTCTTCATCAGTATACAGCATCGGGTTCTTTTCCGCAAGCTTTATTGCTTTTTTTGCTGCTTTTATCGTGGTCTTAAACCTCATCAAGTAACCTCCTTGTACTTTTTAAATTCTTCTAAAATTTGTCTATCAACTACATGTAAACATCCAAGATCAAATTGATATCCTTTATTGATGATGTGATCACAAAATTCATATACTTCCCTAGAGAGGGGTATGTTCATTCTTATAAAACCACTTAGAACAAATGATCTTTTCTGGAAGTTTTCATTATCATATCTTGAACTTAACTTAATCGGGATATCCATCGTCATCGTCTCCATTGGAATATGGTTTGCTTGACGAAGGACTTGCTTTATAAGCATCCACATCAGAATATATTTCTGATTCCAACGAGTCAACCAGAAGTTTTAAGTTTCTTACTATAAGTTTTAATCTTTCCTTATCCATGGTAGCATGACATACACTACTAATTATAATAGAAAAAAGAGGAGGTGTGAACCTCCTCTAAAGACTTCCTTCACACGGAAGTATATTATACCACATTTTCAGTACTTATACAACCATTAAAAAAGGGGGTTATTCCCCCCTATGTATTATTTAATTAATTCTCTACAGATACGTTTACAGGTTTGTTGCTTATCATCACATTCAATTAGACAGTTGAAATAATCATTAATTAAATCGTTTTGTTTGTTACATCGGTCAACAGTGCTTTCAAATTGTTTCCATCCAGCTAGTTGATTGTAAGAAATTATGTTATGCATAATAACCTCCTAATAAAAAACACATAGCAAAGAGTTTTTAAATCATCTTTTTAACCCATAGACATACTATCTATAATACTTTGTGTTTATTCACTAACATTTGTATCTTTTACACATAACTTAATACTTATACAACCATTGAATATAGGTTGAAAGTAAGATTGTTCCTAGAGCTGCTGCAGCAGTTAAAGATACTACAGTTTGCATCATT